AACAGATATTACACAACCCCGCTCTGACAATCTCTCTTATCTTCTCGTCTGCTCTATAATCCTTTTCGCTATAGAAATATTCATAACCACACTTCTCACACTTCATCTTTATGAAATCTTTCTGACATTCACTGCAAATGTATGCTTTTTCAACACACAAATCGGTCAATACTTTATATATCTGAACTTCCTCAGGATAATCATATTCACCGCACACTACACATTGCCTTCTAAGTTCCATAGCACAATCTTGACACAACAAATTTCCATATCTGTCTACTATTATATGCTCCAAACAAAAAAACTCACCGCAATACTCACATGATCCAAATCTTTCATAAAAGCAACCCTCACACCAATAGACACCACCGTGATTATACATATCATCTCTGTGATACATCTCTCCACATCCTGCACAAAATTCCGAATTTTCTAACTCATCCATGCACCACTTGCACACAATCAACCCTGAAACTTTTTCTCTTTCTCTATAATAAGGGGCAATTCCCTCAAATCGATCTAAACCTCTTAAAGGAACCTCATCCCCACAAGACATACACTCTGAAACTATTTCTCTCGATACCTCGATTACGTCGTCTGAACAACTATATTTCTCTTTCTCGTAAATAATCACCCCATCACCATTTAAATAAGTAGGTAGATCGATATTCTTTTTGTACGCAAATCGTACATTTTCAGTAAGACCCGCTAATTTTCTCAATACTCTTACTACTGGAAATTTCAACCAATCTGACTTTATCTCAAAACCATATGAATAAAAGTTCGTTGCAAAAATCGCCCAATCTGATACTTTATAGACCCAGCATCTTCCCCATCCTTCCTTATCGCCAGACTTGTAATGAAACACTACAAACTTAGCTCTATCATATTTCTCATCTTCAATCTTGAGCCAAAGTGAACTACCATAGTTACACCACCCGGCTCTGAAACAACTGTTATCATCTCCTGTTTCGTAATAATCAGGAATCCCATATTTGCTTCTCTCGAAAAATGCTTCCACTGGATACAGTACCCCAGTAAGAATTCCCTTAGAACTGTATTGGTTTCGGATATAGTTGAGTAGTCTTGATAATGAATCATTTGACAATTGAACATTACTGTCCTTTGCTATCTCCCGAATTATTTTTTTGAACATATTTGTAACTGGTTCATTCTTTTCATTCCTAAACTTTCGCAAGTCAATTTTTCTGCTTTCCACTTCCTGATTGACTCGCTCGATAAATTGGTCAAATGTCCACTGCACCTCTCCTAACTCATTCCTTATCTCAAACCACAAATTTTCTAAAAAATTTATCTTGTTCTCCCATAAAAGCTCTTCTTTTAACTCAACAGTTGCGATTCTTATTGCTTTCTCAAACATGGCTCACACCCCCTATCTTTTTTCTTATTATTATAACATCATTTTTTAATTTGTCAATACCCTTAACAAGTGCCATAGTGATTAAACAAACCCATATAGGAATTTTCAAATAGACCTCTTGATACCATAAATAAACCCAAGGCTCAACCGCCCCGGGTTTGGTTTGATTATTCTTTAAACCCTGTAGTGGCTCCTAATATATCACCGTTTACATCTTCATATACAAGCACATAAAAATAATCTTTAACAATTTCATCTGTATATTGAGTTCTGTATGCATAATCAAAGTAATAAACCTTCCTGTTAACATTTTTCTTTTTAAGTAGTTTTTCCATAAAGTCAATATGTAATTTATTTAAATATAAAGTTTTTTCATTAACTTTAACTTCATAAACAGGAGTTTCAAAATATCCAAATAGTTTTTCCTCACCATAAGAAGGCACATCATAAACATAAACATTGTAATAAAGATACCTTTCAGGATCCTTCTCTTCAAAATAACTATTCCATATCTCCATAAACCCCGCAATGTCTGAATTGGTAATCATAGATTGATAATCAATTTTAGCAGCATCCAATAAATCAGTCCTGACAACCATTCTGGCATCAAAAACTAAATAACCATCTTTAGCCAATCCAATCCACTTTGTCCCTTTACATAACTTTTTAAATAACTTCTTCATACCCGCCACCCCCTGTTTTTTCTTTTATTATACCATAGTTTTTTTATTTGTCAACGCCCTTAACAAGTGCCATAGTAAACAATCCAAAAAATTAACCAATCCCTCGATATAGTGCCATAGTGATTAGACAAGCTGGGATAAAAATTCTTGAATAGACCTCTTGATACCATACCAAACCCCAGAATAAACAATAATCTTGACTAAATAATAATCTTGACTAAAAAACTAAAGAATAAAACAATAAAAAACCCCAGGATCCAAAACAGGACCCTGGGGCAAAGAAGTTTCTTAACCAATTTCCACATAGATTTCAACTATTGCTGCATAAATTCCTATCCTTTTTGACCATCTGAATATAAAATACCAATGTTTTTTCCTTTCCTCAAACCGCCAGTGTGGATCGAACATCTCGTCTTTTTCCTCGTACATGATAAAATTAATTTCTTTTACCTTTCGATCTAAAACCAGAAGGTCCGCACCTTCCAGATCTTTAATGCGCTTAACCGCTTCTAATGTTTTGTCCATTGTCCACTTGACTTGGTCTGGTTCAATACCAAAAATTTCCCTGAACTTCTCGATAATTTCTTTCTTTCTTTCTTCTTCCAGTAAAGCTTTTTTTGTTTTTTCTACCCATTTTCTTACTACTTCCATCTTGCCACCTCCTGTGTTTTTTTATTTTATTTTCAACTCACTTATTACACTTTCAATAACACCTTCTCTATAACTCAGATAGAAAAACTCATCACCAGTAGGAACATAACGCCACTCCTCCTTCAAATACACCATCATCACCTCTGCATTATGTTCATCTAAAACAAACTTAAACAAATCTATTACCTCCTCTTTTAGCCAATCAAAAAACTTCTTTCTACTCTTTAACAATTCATCTTTCTCATCCTCATCTAACTCCTCTATCCTTCCCTCCAGCATCTCTGTAAAAAAATCCCAAAGCAAATAATAATCAACCTCACTTAAAATTAAACCCCTCGTAAACATAACCCACCTCCTGTTTTTTGTTTTTTATATTATAACATAAATTTTCAATTTGTCAAGATTGTTTTTTTAATTAACATAAGGATTGCTTACAAATTTAGGTTTTTTTGTTAAAATTAAAAACGGTCGCTCTTGACCTGTCATATCATCGACTATCTGATCGAATATAACATCATAGAAATTACTAAGAAAATCTATTTCATTCGGCGACAAACGAACCCGGGCTAGATCTAATATCCAAAAATTACCTTTTAACAAATCCCTTATCTTTTCCATAACTCCACCCCCATCTTTTTTTCTTTTAAATATACCATATTTTTAAAAAATGTCAATACCCTACCCATAAAATCCATAACCAAATGCCCACCCTAACCCATGCCATAACCAAACCCAGGCACACAAACCCAGGCACACAAACCCATGCCCATACCCAGGCACAAACCCAAACCCATGCCCATACCTAACAGATTAGAACAGTTATTAGTTTAGAATTACTCTAAAATATCGGTTATATGAGAAAAAATTTTCGGGAAAAAATTTTTTTTATAAATTTTCCGTGGAACACTCCGTGGAACATTAAATGAGATTGAGAATGAGTCTCAATTTCAATTAGATTTTTAGTCGTTAAATAAAAACGAAATTTTATTTCTCATATACCCGATACTTTAGAATTGTTCTAACCAAAGAATAATTCTTTATTACTAACACTACCAACCCAATTCTTACATAATTTCAGATACTTACGGAGCACCGAATTCTTGACCATGTAGCGTTATTTATAAATTTACTCAAGAATATTTGAATTGACTTGGCGACCGGATGAATGCGATGATAATATGCTACAGTGCCTTAGTGATAATGCTATAGTGCCTTAGAGATACTGCCAAAGTGCCTTAGAGAGTGCCATAGTGATTGAACCGCTAACTGAAGTAAAAAACGAAAAAATAAATTAAGTAAAAAACTAAACAAATCAATAAATAAAAAACCCAGGGCCCGGTTGGACCCTGGGCTAACTACTTATAAAGTTAACAGCTCAACTTTAGCAAAATAATTTTTAAAATTCTTTTTCCATCTGAAAACGTTGTATTGACCTCTGCTGTAAAAATTAAACTCCCAGTTTATGTCTTCACTAGTAGGATTATCTTCTCTTAAAATAAAAATTACCTTCCTAACTTCTTGTCCTGCTATCCTCCACTCGTCCCCATCGTTGTCTATTTCTAAACAAGCCAATGCTTCTAAATAAAAATTTAATCCAAATTCTCTTTTCCATTCAACGCTGTCTGGTTCAAAACCGTAGATCTCTTTGAATTTTTCCTTGATTTTGACTTCCCTTTCACCCTCTACCACTTTCTTTGTTTCTTCAATAAACTTTAATGCTGCTCTAACCTTTTCCATAACTCCCTCCTTTTTTGTTTTTTTTTATACTTCCTACTATACCACCAAAAATTTTTTTGTCAAGATACCTCTAATGTTTCAATTTTAACCTCTCCACGCTCTTCAGCCTCTTTTAACTCACGGACAAAATCCTCAATCAATTCCTCAGGAGCTGTAATAATTACTTCAATTTCTTTTTTTTCCAAATCAATCTTTACATCAACCTTTGGTTTTTCCATCTCCCTCCCTCCTTATTTTTTTTATTCTACTTCCTAATATAACCACTTTTTTTCTTTTGTCAAGTATCCAAAAATCCTGTTTTTTGCCTATTTTCCTATTTATTTTTCTTTTTTCTTGTTTATCCTTTTATTTTCTTGTTTTTTCAAAAATTTTTACCTATCTACTTACCCGCCTACTTACTTGCCTACCTACCTACCTGCCTACTTACTTGCCTATCTACCAGCCTACCAGCCTACCTACCTGCCTATTGTCTGGAAAACTTATCAACCTTAGAATTATTCTAAACAATAAACTATTATCAATCTGACTTACGAATGAATACAAGGTTGGAATGATTGTTAGTCTGATTTACGAACTATTACAAGGTTAGAACAATTACCAATTTAACTTGCGAATGATTACAAAATTTGAATGATTTTTATTCTGACTTGCGAACAGATGTTAGGTTGGAACAATTATCGATTTGATTTGAAAACAATTACAAAATTCGAACTATTATCGATTTGATTTGCGAACAAATATTAGGTTGGAACAATTACCAATTTGACTTTAGAATAGATGTTATATTAGAACTATTATCGATTTGATTTACAAACTGATGTCAGGTTGGAACATTTGTTAGATAAAATTTAAAACAATTACAAGGTTAGACCAATTATTAATCTGATTTGCGAATAGATATTAGGTTGGAATGATTATAAGGTTGGAACAATTTTGAGGCCGGCGGCGGAATGCAAAAGCCCCAGCGGGGGCTGGCCTTCCTCTTATGTCGTTTATGCAGGGGGAGGTATATAGGTTTGTTTATTGTTCAAATTTTCGGTTTATGGGGTTGATTTTTAGATAAGTTAGTTTATGATGGTATAGTAGGTTTGTGTATAGGTTGGGGGCATTGATGGAAGAGTTTGCGAGGCGTCAGGCAAGAGAAAATGGACAAGCTTTAGTTGACGGTATTAACCTTATAGAGGAGTATATAGGCAATAAAGACTGGAGGGTAAAGGAAAATTCTAACATGGGTTTTAGCCTTCAAGGGCTCAATTTTCATGTAAGTTCTTCTATCGTTGCCCGTTATTGGTTAGAAAAGCTTTATCCATCGGTAATAGCTGAAGCTCATAGAGAAGGAGATTTTCATATTCATGACCTTGGCTGTCTTTCAGCCTATTGCATGGGATGGGACCTATATGACCTTCTTTTAAGAGGATTTGGAGGGGTGAGTGGTAAGGTTGAAAGTGCCCCTCCTAAGCATTTCAGGTCTGCCCTTGGACAGATAGTAAACTTCTTAGGTAAGCCCATATATGATCCAGATGCCAAGGAATTTGCTATAAAGGTATTAAAGTTTATGAGAGATAAAATTGCAGACTTTCAGGAAGAAACAGGAAATCTTTACAACCTTGAGGCCACCCCAGCAGAAGGAACAAGCTACAGACTGGCAAAAATTGACAAGAAAAAATTTCCAAGGATCAAAACCGCAGGTACTGAAGAAGCTCCTTACTACACTAATTCTTGCCATCTCCCTGTTAACTATACAGACGATATTTTTGAGATACTTACCCATCAAGATGACCTACAGATACTTTTTACTGGTGGAACGGTCGTTCATCTTTTTATCGGAGAAGAAATCCATGATACCAACGTGGTAAAGGACCTGGTAAAAACCGTGGTAGAAAACTTTAGGCTTCCCTATTTTTCCATCACACCTACCTTTTCTGTCTGTCCTGTACATGGCTATCTACCTGGGAGACATGACTTTTGCCCCTATCCTCATTCTGAAGCTGACTTAAACAGTTTTGGGGTAGAACTGAAGCTGACTTAAACAGTTTTGGGGTAAAACTGGAGCTTCCGATTAGTCTGGCTAAAAATTTTGCTAATACAGCTATAAGTTAAAACTCCAACCCAAGGAGGTGTAGGATGAAAGAAGAAAAGACTCAAAAGGTAAAAGTGGTGCCTTGTGAGGTTTATAGTAGAGTGGTTGGATATTTTAGACCGGTACAGAACTGGAATAAAGGTAAACAGCAAGAGTTTAACGAAAGAAAGACTGCAAGGCTTGACGGTTCTTTTAAAGTAAAGTTTTCTTCTGTAGCAAACCACTAATGGAAGAGGAGGTGTTAGATGGGTAGACGGAGTAAGAAAGATGAAGTTGTTGATGGGTTTGTGGATGAGTTATTTGATGAGATTAGGGAGGAGATAAGGGACATATTGACTGAGTTAGAGATATATCAGCGGACTTGGATAGTGCCTTGGTTTGTGCAGAAGTTGATAAATGATTTGTGTATTAGGTTAGGGTTATTGTTGGATAAATTGGGGAGAAGAATGTAGGTTGATTGAGTGGATTTCGTGTTTGATAGTTTCTAAGTCAAGTTTGTGTAGTATGAATAGTAGCAAGTCTTTAGGTTTGATTTGGTAGGTGTCTTGGATATATTGTAGGATTTCGAGGGCTATTTTGGTGTCTTCGTTGATAGGTTTGAGTTTAGATTGTTCGAGGTTTTGGATGGCTTGAGTTCGTTCGATAAGGTTGACGAGTTTTTCTTTGAAGGTAATAATTTGGTTGAGGTTTTGTAGGGCTAAGTTTAGTTCGGCGTCGTCGTAGGCTAATTCTTTGGCACGGATAGCGAAGATGTGTTCGAGGTCTTGGCATGCCTTGAGTAAGGCGATTAGGATTTTGGTATTAAGTAATTCTGGGTTGATTTTATCGAGGGTTAATTGATTTGGTTGTTGGTTTGATTGCTTAGCCATAGGTTCGTCTCCTCATAAAAGATTTATTTCGTTTGTTCATTTGTTTTCTCGGGTATTTGGACGCCAGTTAATTCAGATAAAAGTTTGGGTATGTCGATGTTTTCCATAGATGGGTGTTTAGATAGTTTAGAGATGAGGGCTAGGAGTTCGTGGATTTTCTGTTGTTGTTGGAGTTGAGCGGGTTGCATGGCTTGGAGTAATTGAGCTAATTTGTTAACTTCTACTATGTCTGGTGGTAGGTCAAGTGTGTAGAGGATTTCATGGATAAGTTTCTCGATGTTGAGGATGGGTAGAAGGTTCAGTTGACCGAAAAGTTCGAGGAGGGACATGATTTTCTCGAGGCGTTCGTTCTTCTGGACAACATTTGTGAAGCCACGGATTTTAAATTTGATTTGTGAAAGGACATCATCGGGTGTAATGGTAGTAAGTAAGTTTAATTCTTCAGGAGTAAGGAGTTGCTGTAGGTTTGGTGCTTCGTATTTGAGAATGTAGTAGAGAAGTTTGGTAAGGAGTTGAGAGATAAAGACAGTTTCTAAGCGTTCAATAAAGATGGCGAGGGTTAATTGGGTTTGCTGGGTTTTGAGGGAAACTTCTTTAGCAGTAACTCTTGAGCGGGATGATGGAAGTCCCATAATAAACTCTGTGATTGCTGAGACATTTGTAGCTTCGTTCTGAATGAGATTACGGATGGGCAAAGCATTTGGGTCAAAGTTTGCTAATTTAATTGGTCGAACAGCTTGAATTTCACCACCGCCACGAGTATAAAAAATCTTCCACGGCTTCAATTCATCCGATAAACTATCCTCTTCAATAACTGTTGTATCAACTTCGAAACCCAAGGTCAAATTAACTAATGCACTGTCTAATATAGCACGGGTTAGAATGGTATCCTGAACATAATATGGATAAACTAAATCTGCATAGGACACTTGTGTGTTAACACCATAAAGGAATTCAACAACAAAGGGTGTTATTTTATCAGGCATTATTTCGGCATTGATGAGTTTGGTTTTATTAAGAATTGTGTAAAGATGCGGGGCTATTATATCATTAGGCAGGAAGACAATTCCATAGAATTTATCAATACGAACGACTTTATCATCGTAGACTTTCTGTAAGTATGTAAGGACTGAATATTCTGGGTCATCTTGCGGGGCTATATAAGGTTTGAGTTGGTCATAAGTTAGATTATATCTTCGTATGGCTTCAGGTATGGGTAAGTATTCAGTGATACAGACATAATTGAGGTCAGGTGTGATTTTGGAATGTAATGGATTGATAACTTGTAGGTCTAAACGTTTAAGGTCTTCGTTATATGTGATGTGAATAAATCCATAGCCAGATAGGAGGCTGTAGAAAAGGACTTTGGATAGGGCATCTTTGACATTGAGGGTTTTGATGTAATGCTGTAAGATTTTGGTTAGGAGAATTTGCAGTTGCTCATTGTCAGTGTCGATAGTGAAGAGGTTTTCGAAGGCTTTTTCAAGAAAGGAACGAAGGTAGAAGTAGGCAAAGAAGATTTTTTGGTAGAACATTGAAGAAAGAAATTTTGACTGCCATTCGTATGGTGGGTCGGGAATATTAGTTTCGCCGTTCAATTCTTGCATATATCTAATTAGTGATGTAAGCCTACGAGAATAAGCACTTTCAACGGATAACAATTGACTTAACACATAGTTTTCGATATCAGGATAGTTGTAAATTTGATTATTAACTGATAAAATCATACACGACCTCTTGCAAAAGTTTGTTAATTTATTATAATACAGACAGGAGTATTTGCAATATGCTCTATACTAAATATCGGAAGATAAGAAAAGCTGAGATAACAGGAACTTGGGGAGATTTTGTTACATGGGAAGATTTTGGAGAGACATGGGGTGATTGGGAATATGAA